GCGGCCGCCGATCTGCGCCGACGCCACGCCCCCCGCCTGCTCGTAGGCGGCGTCCTCACTGGTCGCCGACACCGTGATCGTCCGCTCCAGCCGTACGTACACCGTGACGTCGAAGTCGCGCTCCCGCGGCCGCAGCCCCATCTCCTCCATCACCTCGTCGAACTCGCCGCAATACTGGCGCGAGTTCGCCTCCCGGTGCAGCACCTCGGTAATCGCTTCGAGCCGCCGCTCATGCTGCCGCTGCGCCTCCGCCAGCCGCTCCCCGGCCGCGGTCAGCCGGGCCTGGATCTCCTTCCGTTGCTGCCGCTCCTCCCGGAGCAGGTCCCCGGCGGTGACCGCGGTCCGCATCCAGGTGTCCTGCTCGGCCACGGGCAGCTGCCGGTAGCCGCCGTCGGTGTTGGTGAACACGTCCGGCCGGCAGACCCCGACTCGGTTCACCGTGCCGTCGTCCGTCTCGCAGTACAGGTAGGACACCTCGTCGCCGTCGGGGACGTCGATGAGGACGATGGTGGTCGACGGCGAATGATTCGCCTGCCACACCTGGCCCAGCGCAACGACGGCGCGGGTCTCCTCCACGGCGGTCACAGTTCACCGCCGAGCTGGCGCATCATCTCGGCCAGGGTGGCCTGCTGCTGCGCCTCCTGGGTGGCCAGCTGCGTCATCTCCTCCGGGCTCAGCCAGGAGCCGAGCCCGGTCTCCATCAGCACCTTGCCGACGATCGCCGGGAACAGCCCGTGCTCCGCGGCCTTCAGCCGGATGTAGTCCAACGCCTCGTCCTCGTGCCGGACGATCGCGGCGTACAGCATCTCCGGTGAGATGTTCTGCTCCAGTCCGCTGTGGATCATGTTCCACAGCCTCGTGTTCTGTGCCATTGCTCCGTTGCCTTTCCTTGGGTTGGTGGTGCTGGTGGTGGTGCTTAGTGGACTAGGCCGTCATCGGCTCCCCTTCCGCTGCGGCGTGTCGAGCTTGGACGCGAGCGCGTCCTTGTAGTGGTGTGACTTCAGGCAGGCCCGGCAGGTGACCTGGAACGGGTCGGTGCTGGCCAGGTGGATGTCGTGGTTGCCACAGGCGGGCTCATCCGTGCGCCCGAAGTGGACCTTGTAGGTCACACCGTGTCGGGCCAACTGAGCACCTGGCGCCGGACCGCGCCGATGATCTCGTTGGCCCGCTCCCGGTCCAGCAGCTGGCAGGCGACCAGCAGCTCGTCCAGCACCGGCATCAGGACGAGACAGGAGTTCTGCACGAACGCGATGTCCAGCTCGCCGCCGGCCGGCTGCGTCGTGCTGGCCGGGTGGTGGGCTTTCGCGGCCTCGATCTGCTCCGGTGCCGGCTTGCCGGGGAAGAGGATGACGTTGTCGTTCATCTGTGCTCCGTTCTGGTGGGGACGAATTGGTACAACATGGACACACTATACAACACAACTACATAGATTGGCAAGGTAGTTCACACGCTTAGTCCACTAGGTGACGGCTCGCCACCCACTCCTCCAGGTCGGCCGAGCTGATCCGGACGTGGCCGTCCTCGGTGTGCGTCGAGGCCAGCGTGCCGCGCCGCACGCAGCCGTGGATCACGTCCTTGTTCACCCCGGCCCGCTGCGCCGCCTCCACCTGGCTGAGCATCTCCGGTTTGCGGGTGACCGGCACGTCGTACGGGTGCTGCGCCGCGTCGTAGGCGGCCATCGCCTCCGCGATCGGGTCGAAGCCGTGCATGACCTGCCGGTGCTTGCCGATCGCCGACATCCGGTTCTTCGCGTCCGGTTTCGGCACCCAGTCGCAGTCCGGGCAGTTCGTCGGCGCGACCGGGCGTGAGCCGCCCAGGTGGTCGCGGAAGATGTGCACCGCGATCGTCGGCCCGGACGACCGGGTGGTGCCGCAGATCGGGCAGTCCCGCGCCGAGTTCTTTTTCTGCTTCGGCTCACCCGGCTCGCGCCGCTTGCGGGTGTGCGGCGCCGGCACCTCGACTCTGGTGCCCACCTTCTCCAGCACCAGCGGCAGCTCGCCGATGAGCTGCTCGAAGTGCGGCTCGCACAGCATCAGCTCGCGCTCGACGTCGCCGATCCGGATCACCGACGTCCAGTGCGCCTCGGTGTGCGAGGCGTCGGCCAGGCAGACGTCGCACCATTCGACGAGGACAACCTCGCGTGCCATCATTCGCTCCCTTCAGTGACGAGGCCAAGTTCGCGACGCATCGCCAGCGACCGCGGCGGATGGTCGGCCCGGGCGACCGCCGCGGACGGCTGCTCCACCGTCCACACCCGGGTGACCGCCGCGACCCGGACCGCGTCCTTCGCCTCGCCGATGATCCGGCCCGAACCCTCGGCCAGGTAGCCCGGCGCGTAGTGGATGTAGCTGGCCACCACATGCCCGGCGACCGTCATCTCCTGATACCGCTCGCACTCGCACCGCGGGCAGCTCTGGTAGATGGCGTAGAACCGGTCGACCTTGTTGTAGATCACCCGGCTCGGCCGCCACTGATGCCCGTACGCCCGGCACTCCAGGATGCCCGGCGACCACTGGTTGGTCAGCGCCTGGACCTCGCTGACGCTGGCGTGCCTCGGCCGGTCGCTTAGTGGACTAGGCCGGCTCACCGGGACGCCGCCGGTGACAGCGTCTCGTCCGGCGTGCCGGTCGGCGCGACCGGGTACACCGGGGCGTGCGGCCTAAACGGCTGCTCGGTCACGATCGGCCGCGGGCGCCGCGGCGGGCCCGGATCGTTGCCGGCCCGCCACACCACCACCACCGAGACCGCGGCCAGCACGGTGCCGGCCAGCACCATGATGACCAGCCAGGGCCGGCAGACCGCGATCGCCTCCGGCGTGTCACCGACCTGCCAGCTTTGACTGAGGGTCGGGGGTGGCACCGGCGGGATGTCGCCGACCACCGGGTCGTCGTTGAGCCATTGCATGTTCATTGACTGCTCCGTTCGCTTTCTCCGCTTAGTTCACTAAGCGGCCTCGGTTCATTGACTGTGGTTAGTGGATGCGTCCGGTCGAGCGCAGCCATCGGGTCACCGCGGCCCGGTCGAACAGGGTCGCGCCCGGCCGGTCCATCACCGGCTCGGGGAACGAGTGGTACCGCTTGCGCCAGTTCGACACCGCCGAGATGCTCACGCCGGCCAGCTCGGCGATCTCGGTCGCGGTGATGACCTCACCGTTGACGACTGGGCTTGCCATGCTGACCACGCCGGCGGACCGATGCGCCCTTCCCGAGGCTGACCAGCTCGCCGTACTGGGTGACCTTGTACAGCTGGTACTCCGGCACGGTGCCCTGGTTGGCGACCGCGGCCAGCAGCGCCGTGAGGCTGCGTGCCTTGATCTGGCCGCCGTCGCCGTTGACGGGCAGGCCCGCCACGATCGGCCGGGCCAGGTACTTCGCGCTCACTCGTCCTGCTCCTCGGTGTCGTCGGGGCAGTCCATGCACTCGCACCGGCAGCTTGCGCCGGGGCAGGGTCGGTCCTCGTGTTCGCACATGCTCCGTTCTCCTTCTCGTTTTTCGGCCTAGTGGACTAAGCCGCTGTGGCGGCAGGGCATGGCTTGCCCTGCCCGTCCATTATATCACGTTTGTCCCTACTTGTCAAGTCGGTTCACAGGACTAGGGCGCGGTCAGCCAGTTCAGCCACGCGCAGTCGTCGGTGTGCCGGGCCGTCTCATCCCGATCGGCGACCGTCTGCCCGCACCAGGCGCACGGCAGCCGGTCGTCGGTGACATGCGGGGCCAGCTTGTCCTTGGTCCACAGCGCCGCCACCCACCAGCGGCCGATCACGACGGCGACGTCGCTGCCGGAGTTGACCGCGGTGCGCAGGAACGCGACCGCCTCGGTCCAGTCGTCCAGCGCCTGGTCCGGCGTGCAGATCACGCACAGCCGCGACGGTGCCGGCAGCCGCGAGTCGTGGTGGAAGTCGGCGTGCGCCGCCTCGGTGAGTTCGATGGTTCGCATTGCTCATGCTCCGTTCGTTGAGGGTCGATGGTGCTTAGTGGACTAGGCGCGCTGGCTGCCGGTCATCTGGGCCAGCGCGATCTGGGTGTGCGCGAGGGCGAGGGTGGCCTGGGTCAGCCGCCACTCGTCGGTGGCCTCGAAGCGGTCCGAGGCGGCGTACTCGGCGTAGTTCTCCGCCGCCTTGATGTGCTCGGCTGGGATCATCTGGTAGCGGGCGTACTGGTCACTGGCCATCGAAGACATCCCGCAGGAAGTCGGCGGCCCGCTGGTCACGCTCGCGCTCCGGGTCCCGCTCGCGCGCCTGCTTCGGCTCAGTGACCAAGCCGCCCGCGCCGTCGGCGATGAATCGACGGGCGCATGCGGTGCAGGTCCAGGCCGGACCCACCCCGTCGTCCAGGTCGAGGCTCGCACCCTCGACGTTGAACCGGCCGCAGCCGGTGCACAGCTTCGCCTTGTCGCTCATAGGGTTGCTCCGTTCTCCGGTTCGGGGATGTACTCGTGCTCGGTGACCGGCTGGCTGGTGTCGTAGTTGTGGACAGTGATCCGAACCGCGTGCTGGCCGTCCTCGTCGATGTTCTCCGACATCCAGCCGACGGCCCGGCGGACCTCCTCGTCCAGGTCCACTGCGTCGTTGCCGACGGCGATGGTCAGCAGGTAGCTGCGGTCTTTCATGGCAGGTGCTCCGTTCATTGACGGGCTTAGTGGACTAAGCCTCGGTGACCGTCGCCGGCCCGCAGAGCAGGTCGGCGCAGCCGCTGTCGTAGTAGCCGGCCCAGGTCATCGACCCGTCCGGTTGCCTCGTGCCGATCTCGACCAGGTCGCTGGCCGACTCGTCGATCCGGTTGCCGCAGTGCCGGCAGCGGTGGCCGCGCCACAGGAAGCGGACTCCGGTCATGGCCGGGCCGACATCTTGATGCGGTAGCGGCGCCCGTAGCGCTCGATGGTGCCCTCGGACAGCCACTCGACGAAGTCCGAGTCGCCGAAGCTGATCGGCAGCATCGTGTCGTTGCGGTTGAGTGCCAGCTTGGCCGAGTCGGCGATGCCGAAGCCGCGGTCGAGCAGCTTGTCGAACTGCTCCTTGGCCCGCTCCTCGCGCTCGTCGGTCAGTTCGACGGTGCGCTCGTCGATGCGTCTCATTGGTGTGCTCCGTTCAGTGAGGGGTTCAGTGACCTAGTGGACTAAGCGCCGTCGACGGTGACGGTGTAGGCCAGCCCGAGGTCGTGGCTGCCCTCGTAACCCGGCGTCGGGCCGACGATGCTGCCGGTGCCGTCCGCGGCCAGACCGGAGTCGGTCAGCCACTGCGCGTGGTGCCGGTGCCGCCAGTGCGCCTCGGTGCCCAGCGCGGCCAGGTCGGCGAACGTGTCCGAGTAGACCTCCGACTCCGGCTCGGCCTCCTCCTCGTGCCGCTGCCGCTCGTCGGCGAGGTGGGACCACGCTTCCTGCGGCGTGTCGAACACTGCCGGCTCGGCCTCCGGCAGGTAGCCGGGGGTGTTGATGATCGCGACGTACTTCATTGCTGGGTGCTCCGTTCAGTGACGTGGCTTAGTGGACTAGGCGGCGCTGGTGGTGCCGTGGGAGTAGCCGGTGTGGGAGGGGATGGCGCGCTTGTGCAGCGTGCCGCTGCCGTCGATGGTGATGAGCCAGCGCTGCCGGTGGCCGGTGGAGACCGCGACGACGAACCAGATCGGCAGCCACAGGCCGAGGGTCATCACCGACAGCAGCGCGTGCATGACGTGGTTGCAGCCGGGCCGGCCGGTGGTGATGGTGGCCGAGTATTGCTGGACCGACTCGACCCGGGCGCCGTGCGCCTGCTCCATGATGAGAGCCTGCTCGATGTAGGGGTGGGTGTTCATTTCCTGGTGCTCCGTTCTCGCTTAGTGGACTAGGTGGCCGGGTGCCGGGCCCGCCCGTAATCGGGGCCCGGCACTCGGGGTCTCAGAGGTAGTTGTCGAACTCCGGGCAGGGGTGGTCCAGGTCGCCGTAGGGCGCCTCGTCGACCCACCGCTGGTAGTCGATCGTGAACTGCCGGACGGCCGGGTCGAACCGGACCTTGTTGGTGAGCTGGGTCAGCATGTCGTCCAGGTCGCCGCCGCCGCACTCGCGCAGCAGCCCGCGGACCAGGTCGAGCACGCCGATGTGCAGCAGCATGTCGATCTGGGTGATGCTCAGCGCCGGCGGCTCCGCGTTGGACGGGTGCCGGGCCATCGCCGCCTTGCGGTCGGCGAGGTTGTCGTGGGTCATGTGATGCTCCGTTCTCTGGGTTGGCTTAGTGGACTAGGCGGCGCGCTGCCAGGCAAGGCGGAGGGTCTGGCGGTAGAAGACCGCCATGATGCCCACCGCGAGCACCAGCGCGATCTCGTCGAAGGGCAGCACCGGGATCTGGATGCAGCCGATGACGAACAGGATCCGCAGCCACAGCGGCAGCCCGCGGTCGGTGGCGAGCAGCCTGCCGGTGCGGATCGAGCGCTTCACCAGCCGCCAGGCGCGGCGGAGGTGGTCCACCGGCCACGGCGGCAGCGGGGTCGGTGGTTCGGTGGGGATCGGCGCCGGCTTCGGCGGCAGGGTGGCGTCGTGCATGGTGTCGTGCATGGGGATGTTTCCTGTCTCTCCGCGGTGGGAGGGTTGGTGGTTCGGGACGATCTGGCGCTTAGTGGACTAGGCGGTCACGGCACCAGGAGGTAGGTGTGCGGGTCGCCGGCGATGGCCAGGAAGGATGTCCCCTCGCCGTTGCCCTGCATGGTGGCGTCCCAGACGCAGCCGCCGGTGGCGGTGCCGTCGTCGGTGAGGCAGTGCGGCAGCGCGGTCGTGGTGTCGTGCTCGAAGTCGATCCGCGCGGCGTGCCAGTGACCGGCCGCGTCGCGGGTGATCGACACCGACCAGATGCCGGACAGCTCCAGCTCCGCCGTGGTGAGCACGGTCTCGGCGCCGCCGGTGTCGGTGCACGGCGGCGGGTTGCTGGCGCCGTCGGGATCGCAGGCCAGCAGCGGCCGGTTGCTGGCGGAGTCCCAGACCTGCGGCGGCCGGTTGACCGGTGGTCGGGCGCTTAGTGGACTAGGTGCGGCGGCCGGTCGGATGACCGGATGAGGGTGCGCGGCGCAGCCCGCGAGGGCTGCCACGGCGGCTGCCGTGAGCGCATGACGGATCTTCATTGGTCGTGCCTTCCTGCACCACGGTGGGCGCAACGGGGATGATTCGGACTTACTACGTAAGTATACCACATATCGGGCATACTGTCAAGTAGCTTCACAGGGGCGCGGCGGCGCCGCGTGACCGTCGGTCGGTCACGGCACGGGCCACCGGATGAGGGTGGGCCGCACCGTGACCGGCCGCCTAGTCGACTAGGTGACCGCACTACGGGCAGTGCCCGGTGGTGCGCAGCATGAGGGTGTGCGCGGTCTCGCGGCCGACCCGCTCGCGGCCGTCCGGTTCGGGGCAGCGGCGAGGGTCTCGGCGCTCGCGGTCGTCGGTGTCTGGCATGGGTGCTCCGTTCATCGGCGCCTAGTGGACTAGGCGGCGTGGGATGAGGCGCCGTGGGATGACACGGCACGGTGGGGATGCCCGCGCGGCCGGTGGCCGGTGGGGCAGGCAGGCGCGGCCGGTGGCACGCGCGGCCGGTGGTCGGCTCGCGCGGCCGGTGGGGCAGGCACGGCGAGGCGCCCGGCTGGTATGCCGGGCGCCTCGCTTAGTGCACTAGGCGGCAGGCTTAGCCGCCCGACGCGGGCCAGGCTTGGGCGCAGCCTTGGCAGGCTTACCGACATTGCGCACTCGGGACGCCATACCGTCCAACATGCCGAGTAACGCCGTGCGTGCTTTCTCATCCGCATAGGCGCCTGACGCAATGGTCGCAGCGATTACCCGCGCCTCACGTTCCAAGCGCTTGAGAATCGCGGCAGGCTTGTCGGCCTCGACAGGCTTGGCGTCATCCGCCGGAGGCGCGGCAGGCGTCCCGCCTGCGTCCCGTACCGCCTGCAGCGCCTCCGCTGCAGCCTTGGCCTCAGCGGCCTCCGCTGCAGCCTTGGCGTCCCGCGCATCCTGCACCGACCGGACCAGCACAGCAAGCGACCGGATGTCGGTAGCGTTGGCGTTCGCACGCAACCACGCCGTAACCTCGGCGTCTGCGCCGATGGTCTGGCCGAACAGCAGATTCCACAGCCGCGCGTGAGTCACCGGCTGATCGTTCTCAACTTCCGACCGCGCGGGGAGAATCTCCTCGCTCGACTCCGGTCGAACGCCGAACATGACCAGCGCCTGTCCGCACGGAATGTAGATGCCGATAGATCCCTTGGACAGACCGACCGTATCGGCGTACTCCCCTTGCGTCATGCTGCCCTTAACGCCGGTACCCGCGACAGGCTTACCGTCGGGACCTTTCTGCGCGGCTTTGCCAAGGATGCCGTTACGTACCGCACCGTAGGCCATAGCTGAGGACATGACCGCGCCGGTACGCGCGACCGATGCCAGCTTGTCAGTGAGCTTCAACTGCGCCGTAAGAGCCTGCTCAGGCGTCGGGTAGACGTGGGCGAAGCTTTCGAGCTTGGCGAAGGACAAGGCAAAGCTGTCCTTCTTAGGGTTGCCAGTAGACATGATGGTGCTCCGTTCCGGCCGCGTGAAGTGGCAGGCTAGCGCCTGCGCGTGTCCTTCGTTCGATCGGCCATAGGCCAATCCTACACCACTACACAGCCATACACCTAGCCTAGTGGACTAAGTGGGCTGTGAGCTGCGTCACATAGCTCATGCACAGCATCGCACAGCTGGCTCACAGGCTGGCGGGTGGCCCAGGTCACAGAGCTGGCACACAGCGACCCCTACCCGTACTCACAGGTTCGCGCACCCTCGCCGGAGGCGCTAGTCGTGTCGGTGGGTGGTTGCTCCGCCCACTCATTCCGTAGTGCACGATGCGGGGCCCGGCGGTGCGGGCCTGTGGTGCTGTGGGGGCTGTGGCGCTGCAGCTCGTGGCGCTGGTTGTTCTGGGGGGTTCCAGCCATCCCGTAGTGCAGTGTGGGGTGACCCGGCGGGCTCGGGCACTCCTCTCCTCGGTGCCTGTCTTCGCGCGCTGGGTCTGCGCTGCTGATAGTGTATGACAGCATGGTGGGTCGGCCGCGGGACGGGATGGCGCGGGACACGGTGCTCAATGTCCGGCTCTCGCCCGCCGAGGTTGTGTCGTTGGATAGGCTGCGGGGCCGGGTGACCCGGTCCGCCTACGTCCGCTCGCTGCTGCACCGCGAGGTCCGGGCGGCCGCCCGGGAGGACCGCTTAGTCGACTAGGCGGGGTGATATCACCGGGGCCGTTTCCGGCCCGGATCGTGATATCAAACCCGGCTCGTGATATCACCCGGAGCCCGGAAGTGATATCACCCGGTGCGCTATCGCTATGATATCGGAATGACCACACCAGCAGAGGGCACGACCCAGCTGTCGCTGCGGCTGCCCGCCACCCTCGTCGACGCAATCGACGCCCGCGCGAAACTCACCGGCCGGTCCCGCAACGCCTGGGTGCAGAAAGCACTCGGCTACGTCATCGCCGAGCTGCCGCCCGACGCCAGCGCGGAGCAGCGGCTGGCGATGCGGCAACGCTGGGCGGACAACGAAATCTGACACCCGCCGAGTCGAGGAAGCGAAGAGGTGTCGCCGCATGAGTAGCAGAGCCGGTCGCCCCAGCCCCGGCTGGGCAGCAGCCGTCGCCGCCCTCGCCGCCGCCTTCGTCGCCGCCCAGGCCGAGGCCGACCGCGAGCCCGAGCCCGAGGACGGCCCACCCGACCCGCTTAGTCCACTAAGCGCAGCCCCTTCACCCGGCCCGGACGGCGGGGCACACTGGACGCCGTGATGCACCAGGACCCGGCCGACCCGACCGGGGTGGCCAGCACCGGCACCGGCCGGGCCCGGCGCGGCGGCGCGGCCCTCGCCGGCGCCCGCCGCCGCAAGGCCGACGCCGCCCTGAAACTGCGCACCGAGGGCGAGAGCTGGGACGCGATCGCGCGCACCCTCGGCTACGCCTCGCCGCGCAACGCCCTGGTCGCCGTCGAACGCCAGCTGGCCGGCACCCTCACCGAACAGGACAAGGCGCACGGCCGGGCGCTGATGACCCGGCGGCTGGACCGGCTGCTCAACGCCGTCTGGTTCAAGGCCGCCGACCCGGCCGACCCGGAGCAGCTGGCCGCGGTCGGCCGGGCCCGCGAGATCATCACCGACATCGTCAAGCTCAACGGCTACGCCGCCCCCGCCGAGCTGGTGGTGCACTCGCCCTCGGAGCTGGAGCTGGCCGCCTGGGTGGCCGCGGTCGCGGCCGGCTCGCTGCCGAAGGTCACCGAGGCCGACATCTTCGACGCCGAGGTCATCGACGATGCCGTGGCGCGGTAAGCGGGTGGAGTTCAACACCAGCCCCGAGCTGCCGATGCTGGTCCGCGACGCCGCCGCCGCCGAGGGCGCCCCGTCGGTCAGCGTCTGGCTGCAGACCCTGGTCGCCACCCGGGTCGCCCAGGTGCTCGGCCTCGACGTCGCCGAGCTGGTCGCCAAACAGCCCGGCTACCGCGGCGGCCGGTCCGGCCGGTTCGCCGGCTACGTCACCAAAGGCGACGACACAGTGACTGAACCGGACCTACACTCGAAGCGTGAAGGTGCGCTATGACAGCCGCTGCGCCTACTGCCGCCGCACCCTGTCGGTCGGCCAGCTGGCGGTCCGCCGCTACCGCGGGCTGTGGCACCCGGCATGCCTGATCCGCTACCGCCGGTCCCGCCCGGTCAGGCCCTAGACGCCTGGCGGAACTGGAAACCCGAGCACCAGGCCCGGGCGCTGGAGCTGCTCAAGGACACCCAGCGCAAGGCGTGGCGGCCGTTCTACTGCACTCTGCCCGGCTGCGACGGCAGCCCGCACGGCGACTGGGCCTGGCACCACGCCCGGCCCGAGCAGCGGCCACCGCGCTGGTGGGCCGACTGGCTCACCTTCTGCGTCAAGGGCGGCCGCGGCGGCGGCAAGACCCGCACCTGTTCCGAGATCACCCACCGGGTCACCGGCCTGACCGGCCGGATCGCGCTGGTCGCCGCCACCGGCTGGGACCTGCGCGAGACCGTCGTCGAGGGCGAGTCCGGGCTGCTGGCCACCGCACCGCCCGGCCAGGCGCCGCAGTGGGAACCGTCCAAGAAGAAACTGACCTGGCCCAACGGCGCCATCGCGCAGGGCTTCTCCGCCGAGGAGCCGGACCGGCTGCGCGGCCCGCAGTTCGGCTTCGCGTGGCTCGACGAGCCGGCCCACTTCGACCTGGTCACCGACGTCTGGGACACCCTGCTGCTGGCGCTGCGGCTCGGCCGGGCGCCGAAGGTGGTGTGCTCCACCACCCCGCTGCCCACCAAGTGGATGAAGGCGCTGGTCGCCGACCCGCTGACCGTCACCAGCAACCCCACCACCTACTCCAACCTGGCCAACCTCGCCGACACCTTCGCCGCCCAGATCCTGACCCGCTACGAGGGCACCCGCAAAGGCCGGCAGGAACTGTACGGCGAGATCCTGCCCGACATCGCCGGCGCGCTGTGGCGCTACGACATGCTGGCCTGGGTGCCCGAGCCCCCGCCGCTGGACCGGATCGTGATCGGCGTCGACCCGGCCGGCACCAAGAACAAGCGCTCGGACGAGACCGGCATCGTCGCGGTCGGCGCCGCCGGGCGCAACCTGTACATCCTCGCCGACGTCTCCGGCAAATACTCCCCGGCCGAGTGGGCCGGGGCTGCCCACCGGCTGGCGGCTTCGCTGCTGGCCGACGCGATCGTCGCGGAGAAGAACTACGGCGGCGACATGGTCCGGCACACCCTGGCCAACTCCGGCCACGACGGCGTCCGGGTCAAGGACGTCACCTCCCGGCGCGGCAAGGAGATCCGGGCCGAGCCGATCGTCGCGCTGTTCGAGCAGGGCCGGGTGTTCCTGGTCGGCAAGCCCGGCGCGATGGAGGCCCTGGAGGACGAGATGTGCACCTGGGTGCCCGGCAAGGGCGCCAGCCCCAACCGGGTCGACGCGCTGGTGCACGCCGCCACCGAGCTGAACCGCTACGGCGCGCCGGCCTCGATCGCCTCCGCCGCCACCGTGCTCGCGCACCTGTCCTCACCCACCAACCGGCACCTGCACGCCGTGGGGTAGCGCCGGCTTAGTCCACTAAGCGGGGAGGGATCCTGACCGGCAGCTACGGCTGGGCGCTGCACTGGATCGCGGTCGCGGTCACCTCGATCCTGTCCACCGCACGGCTCACCCGGCTCATCGTCTTCGACGGCTACCCGCCGGTCGCCTGGGCACGCAACCGGTGGCGGGTGGTGACAAAGGACGGCGAGTGGTCGAAGCTTGTGGATTGCGGGTACTGCGCGGCGCCTTACCTCGCCGCCGGGGTGCTGGCCTGGGGCCACTGGACCAGCTGGAACTTCTGGTGGTGGGCGGTCAACGGCTGGCTCGCGGTGTCCTACCTGGCGGCGATCGTAGTGGCCCGAGACGGAGACGACTGAGGTGCCTCGGCGGAAAACAGATCCGCGCGACGTGGTGATCCCGACCACCGCGCTGGTCGCCTCCGCCGTCCAGTTCCCCGGCCAGATGCCGCGGCTGTACGCCCGGCCGCAGACCGGCTGGCAGCGCGAAGCCTGGCGGCACTACGACATCTGCCCCGAGTTCCGCTTCGCCGCCAACTGGGTCGGCAACGCGATGAGCCGGGTGGTGCTGCAACCGGCCACCATCGACCCGACCAGCCACAAGGTCACCGTCAACCCCACCGGCCAGGCCGCCCACCTGCTCGACATCCTGTTCGCCGGCCGGGACGGCCAGGCCCAGATGCTGGAGGCGCTCGGCATCCACCTGACCGTCGCCGGCGAGTGCTACATCGTCGGGCGCCGCAACCAGCGCGAGAACATCGACGACCTCGGCGAGGTTGCCCCGATGATCTGGGAGATCGTGTCCACCGAGGAGATGCGGGTGGTCGGCACCACCTGGACCATCGTGTACGGCCACGGCGTCGCCCAGATCACCCTGCAACCCACCGACATCGTGATCCGGGTCTGGCGCCCGCACCCGCGCAGCCGGCTGGAAGCCGACGCACCGAGCAAGGCGCTGCTGCCGATCCTCACCGAGATCGAGTGGCTGACCCGGCACATCTTCGCCCAGATCACCAGCCGGGTCGCCGGTGCCGGCATCCTGCCGATCCCCGACACCCTGGAGTTCCCGCCGCCGCCGCCGCCGGCCGACGGCGAGGGCCCGCTGCCGGACCCGGCCAACCGGGCCGAGTCGTTCATGCGGGTGCTCGGCGAAGGGATGATGGAGCCGATCCGCAACCCGGAGTCGCCCACCGCGGTGGTGCCGCTGGTGGTGTCCGGCCCGGTCGACGCGATCAAGGAGTTCCAGAAACCGATCACCTTCTGGTCCGAGCTGGACCAGAACTCCACCAACCTGCGCGACGAGGCGATCCGCCGGCTCGCCCTCGGGATGGACATGCCGCCGGAGATCGTGCTCGGCATCGGCGCCTCCTCCGGCACCGGCGGCGCGATGAACCACTGGTCGGCCTGGATGGTGGACGAGTCCGCGATCAAGCTGCACATCGAGCCGCTGTGCGAGCTGGTGTGCAACGCCCTCATCGTCGGCTACGTCCGGCCGGTCACCGGCGACCCCACCGACACCCTGATCTATGACACGTCCTCGCTGCGGATGCGCCCGGACCTGTCCAAGCAGGCGCTGGAACTCTACGACCGGGGCCTGATCTCCGACGTCGCCACGGTGCGCGAGTCCGGCTTCGAGCTGGCCGACATGCCGCTTCACGACCAGCTGGCCCAGTGGCTGCTGATGAAGGTCGCGATCCAGTCCTCCACCCCGGACATGGTGCTCGACGCGCTGCGCGACCTGGGGGTGAAGCTCAACCCGGCCGACGCCAGCGCCGGCACGCCGCGCGAGCAGCGGCCCACCCCGTCGCTGCGCGGGCACCCGCTGCCCCGCTCCGCACCGGAGCAGGCACCCAGCCGGCAGCTGCCCGCCGCGCTGGAACGGGTGTCCGAGGCGCTGGTGATGCGGGCCCTGGAACGGGCCGGGAACCGCTTGCGCAACCGGCAGCCGACCAAGGTGGACGGGGTCAGCGCGCGGGACTACTACCTCTACGTGCGGCCCAACGGGTCCACCGCCTGGTGCCTGGAGGACGCCTGGACCACGGTGCCCGAACTGTGCGACGGGCTGGCCGAGCCGGCCCGGCTGACCGCGGTGCTCGACTCCTACTGCACGATGCTGCTGTCCTCCCAGACCCGCCACGACCGGGCGATGCTGCACCAGTACCTGCAGGTGATGGAGCACACCGGATGAGGATCTCAGAACGGCTCGCCTTCGCCGCCGACCGCAAGCCGGTGCTGGACCGGGCCGAGTCACAGGTCGCCGACGCGGTCAAGCGCGGCCTGGACCGCTGGCCGGCGCGCGGCTGGACACTGCCCATCATCGACGCCGCCACCACCCTGTACCGCGACACCTTCCGCGACGAGCACGGCGGCCCGGACCACCCGAACCTGGACGAGCAGATCAGCGGCTACCGCACCGCGCTGATCCGCAACCTGGCCAAGGTCGACAGCGAACCCACCGACACCACCCAGGCCGCGGTCACCCGGATGGTGGCCACCTCCGCCGTCAACGCCGCCACCACCTTCGCCGCCACCGTGGAGGAGAAGGACATGGTGCTGGAGTGGGTCACCATGCACGACGACAAGGTGCGCGAGACCCACGCCGAGGTGGACGGCCAGCGGGTGCCGGCCGGGCAGGAGTTCACCGTCGGCGGGCAGCAGATGCCCTACCCGGGTTTCCCGGTGGGCGACCCGGCGCTGTGGATCAACTGCCGCTGCCTGGCCCGGCCCGACCTGGTCGGCAACGCCGCGCTGCTGGCCGCCGCCGACGGTGGCAAACCCTGCGTCGTGGTGGCGCTGCCGACAGCCGACGACCCGGTGAACCAGGTGTCCTCCGAACCGGCCGCGCACGCCACCCTGCTCTACCTCGGCATCGACCCGGCGCCGGACCAGCTGTCCGCCGCGCAGGACGAACTGGGCACCGCCGCGCAGCGGCTGGCCCCGTTCGCCGACCCGGTGAACGGGCGCGGCACCCTGGGTGCGGATCAGGCCGACGTCGTCATGCTGGACGCCCAGCACCTGGCCGAGGTCCGGGCCGCCCTGTTGGCCCAGCCGGCGCTCGCTGGGCTGCACCAGGCCGCCGAGCAGTTCCCCACCTGGATCCCGCACGTCACCCTCGGCTACCCGCAGGCACCGGCCACCGGCGACCCGCCGGGGCAGATCGGCTTCGACCGGCTGGCGCTGTGGAACGGTGCCGAGCAGACCGAGTACCCGCTGGAGGCGACCATGCCCACCGCAGCAGCAGCCGAGACCGAGCAGCAGCAGCCGCCGATCACCGTCCCTGACCCGATCCCGTGGCACGGCGTGCTGGCACCGGAGGGCGTCGCCTCCGGCGACAAGCGCCGGTTCGCCGCCGGCGCGCTGCGCAACCGCGACCTGCCGCTGCCGCTGACCTGGCAGCCGGCCACCGCCGACCGGCACGGCGGCGCGATCACCGTCGCCCAGATCGAGAACATCGCCCGCGACGGCGACCTCATCAAGGCCGACGGGCACTTCCTGCAGTCGGTGCCCGAGGCCGACCAGGTGATCGGGATGTGCGCCGAGATGGGCAAGATGGGAGTGTCGGTCGACCTGGACGACGCCACCTTCGACCTGGACGAGGAGACCGGCCAGGTCACCTTCTCCGACGCCCGGATCTCCTCCGCCTCGATCGTGGCGATCCCGGCGTTCACCGAGGCGTTCATCGCGCTCGGCTCCTGGGCGGACTCGGCCGCGATGGTCGCCGCCGGCTGCCCGTGCGACGGGCCGGAGTTCGCGACCATCGACGAGAAGCCGTGGTCGAACTACTCCGAGTCCGACTACAGCCCGCAGCAGTGGCACGATGCCTGCCTGATCCACCTGCACTCCGGTGACCCCACCAACAAGGCGGACTGCAAGCTGCCGGTCCGCACCCCGGCCGGCACGATCAACCGGGCCGGGGTGCACGCCGCCGCATCCGCGCTGGCCGGTGGCCGCGGCGGGGTGGACGCGCCCGCGTCGGAGAAGTCCTCGGCGAAGGCGGCGCTGCGTGGACTGTACAAGCAGCTGGGCGAGACGCCGCCGGACTCGATCGCGATGTCCGCCGAGGAGGCCGAGGCCGAGGCGTTCGACCGGGGACCGGGCTGGGTCACCGACCCGAAGGCGACCAAGCGCATCCACGACTACTGGATGCCCGGCCACCCGGGCGGGGACAAGATCGGCTGGGGCAGGGGCGGCGACTTCAACCGCTGCCGCGAGCAGGTCGGCGAGGAGATCGGCGAGTCCTCACCCGCGAAGCTGCGCTTCATCAACCAAATCTGCGCCCAGTGGCACCACGACGCGCTCGGCTTCTGGCCGTCCACCCACCGCAAGATGATCCGCGAGGGGGTGTCCTCCTCGGCGGTCAGCCTGACCGCGTCCGCCGCCTGGACCTACCCGGCGGAGTTCTTCGGCAACCCGCAGCTGGACGTCTACACCCCGATGACGATCACCGACGACGACCGGATCTTCGGCCACCTGTGCAAGTGGGACTCCTGCCATGTGGCGTTCCCGAAGATGTGCGTCAGCCCGCCGCACTCGGCCTCCGGCTACGCCTACTTCCTGCTCGGGCTGGCGCCCACCGACGCCGGCGGCTACCTGCCGTCGGGGGTGGTCTCGCTCGGCGGCGGGCACGCCAACGGCGACCTCGGTTTCCGGGCGGCGCTGGCCCACTACGACAACGTTGCCACCGCGGTCGCCGACATCACCGTCGGCGAGGACGACATCGGGATCTGGTACTCCGGCGGGATGCGCCCCACCACCACCGCCGAACAGCGGCAGGAGCTGCTGGCCTCCAAGCTGTCCGGCGACTGGCGCGAGATCGGCGGCGACTGGGAGCTGATGGCCGCCGCCGCGGTGAACGTGCCCGGCTTCCCGAACCCGCGGATCGGTGTCGTCAACGGCCGCCAGGTGTCCCTGGTCGCGGCCGGCATCCCGGCCGAGCCGCCGACCGTGGACATGCTGGTGAGCCTGGCGATCCAGGCGCTGGACCGGCGGGCCCGGATGCGCGAACTGGCCGCCGCCACCCACACCACCGCGGCGGACCGGATGGCCGCACTGGCTGGAAGACTGGCTTAGTCCACTAAGCGGAACGGAGTAAAGGGGGCGATTGTCATCGGCTGTGGCTGTGGGGGTACCAAGACCGGGACGCTGACCTACGTGTACACCAACGCGGCGGGCCGGACCACGGTGTACCGGACCGAGATCGAGGCGAAGGCCGCGGTGCTGCGCGGCGGCGGCTCCTACACCACCGCGGCGAGTGCGCGATGACCGACGAGCAGCGCCCGGAACAGCGCGACCCGGGCGACGTGCACCGGCTGAAGCCGCCGGACTGGTTCCTCAGCCTGGACGGGCCGGAGCCGGGCCGCCGGTTGCGTGAGGACGAGCAGCCGGACACCGATTCGGAGAACGGGACGGACGACTGACGTGACCGAATATGCGCCAGTGGCGATCCAGGGGCTGTTCAACTCCATCCACGCCGCCATCCCACAGGCGCTGATGGGCGGCATCCTCGGCGACGCCGCCCACACCTACGGCTACCACCGGGGCCGCAACTACGTGCCGTCCTCGGACTACTCGGTGCAGCTGGCCGAGGACCGGGCGGGTGACGGCGAGGCGGCCAGCGCGCTGGACCTGTCCTGGTCGGATGCGTCCTGGCAGTACACCGTCAGCCAGCGGCTGCTCGCCGCCAAGAACGACTCGCGGATGTCGGCCTGCCGGGAGTTCTACGGCTCCACCGACGGGCGCACCGTCTGCGGCTGGGACTACTACGGCGGCTACGCCGTCACCTCGGACGACAGCCACCTGTGGCACATCCATCTGTCGATCCTGCGCAAGCACGCCACCGACGCGGCCGCTCTCGACGGCATCGCCCAGGTCATCACCGGCGGCGGCAGCCCGCCGCCCAGCGGAGGGGATTGGTTCGACATGGCAACGACGGAAGACCTGAAGACGGCGGTGCGTTCGGTGCTCAACGAGGGCACCGCGTCCGGCCAGAAGAACTGGGCCGGGACCAACCAGGCGATCCTGGGGACCGCGCAGAGCATCGTCAACCAGAACAACGCGCTGAAGGGCCAGGTCAGCGCCATGCAGAACATGCTGATGTTCGGCGACGGTAAGGACGTCGCACCGGGCAGTGACACCCACCCGTGGAACCTGAAGGTGGTCCGGCAATACTGCCTGGACATCCTGGCCGCGATCGACGCGCTGGAGGTCCCCGGCGGCGGCTCCGGGGACGGCTCGCACTCCCACAACAACTGACCATGAACACCGCTCCAGCGGTCCGGGTCGGCAAGGCGGCCGCGACGACCATCACGGCGCTGCCGATGACGGTCAACCTGGACCTCTACGCCGGCGACGACTTCTACCTGGACCTGACCGTCACCAACCCGGACGGCACCGCCGCCGACCTGTCCACCGCGGTGGCCACCGCGCAGGTCCGGGCCAAGGCCACCGACCCCGACCCGCCGCTGGCCGCCTTCGTCGCCACCATTACCGGCAACGTGATCCGCCTGCACCTGGCCTCGACGGCCTCCCAGCAGCTGACCGGCCCCGCGGTGTGGGACTGCCAGGTCGCCACCCCCGACATCACCACACTGGCCGCGGGCACGGTGACGATGTCCGGGGATGTCACCCGGCCATGACCGAGCCGTCGTTCGACCCGCCGCTGCAGGCGAGCGTCTCGCTGCCGGCCAGGCCCAGCGTCGGCGCGGTCACCGCGTCGATCAAACAGGTGCAGGTCACCCCGCTGACCCCGCAAGCCACGGTGACGTTCGGCGGTCCACCAGGTCCGACCGGACCGCCGGGGCCAACCGGACCAGCTGGGCCCGCCGGTCCGACGGGTCCTGCCGGGCCGCCCGGCACCGGGGTCGGTTTCCCCGACGCCGTCGACTGGACCGGCACCGCCAACACCGCCGACGACGCGACCAGCTCCGGGCTGTACTACCTCACCGCGACCCAGGCCGGGATCGACTACGCCGCTGCCGAGACCGGCTCGACGGTGGATGACGACTCCGGCATCCTGCAGGTCTACGTGATCCACCGGCCGTCGGCGTCCGAGTGGGACGTCAGTCAGACCTGGCTGCCGGCGTCCGGTGATTCCTGGGCCGAGGTCTGGCAGCGCTCCGGCTACTCCAGCGACAACGTCTACTGGAACTTCTCGATCTGGCGACCGGCGTACTACGTCCCGCTGAGCTACATCGCCGACTTCGATGTGCTCGACCTCGCCGGGACCTTCTACGCCTCCGGCAACGTCACCAACGGACCCGGCCCATCCCATTCAGGCACCCTGGTGGTGTCGATCGCCCAGCAGGACGTGACCGGCAACGCCCAGCTGCAGTCCCAGCTGTGGACCGACCTGACGACCGGTGACGTCTGGAGCCGGGCGACCTACGCCGCACCGGGCGGCTGGACGCCCTGGACCCAGCTCAACGGCGGTGGCAGCGGTGGTGTCGCCGAGGGCGTCATCGACTTCAACTGGACCGGCAGCAGCTACCAGCCGTCGTCGCTGCTGGGCGACACCAGCGGCAGGAACAAGCGCTTCGTCGGGCCGACCAACCCGCATTCGGTCACCGGTGTGGCACTGGCGCCCTACGACGAGTGGCGGCAGTTCGTCTCCGCCGGACCGGCGGTGTACTCGGGCTGGGACTCCGGTCCGCCGAGCATCACCTTCGAGGGTGCCGGTGACACCGCCGACTACGTGCTCGGCACGGTGTTCACGACCTCGCGTTCCGGTCAGTCGTTGCGCGGCGGCCGGTTCTGGGTGGACCGGGCCGCGCCGACCGCCAAGCTCACCTCGGTCGGGCTGATGTTCTCGCTCTGGGACGTCCAGGCCAACGGCTACGCGCACAACCTGCTGGCCCAGACGCCGGTGGCCTACTTCCCCAACCTGGGCAACACCCCCAACACCCCGGGTTGGGCGGAGATCAACCTGCTCGCCGACTACGCGCTGACACCGGGCATGTTCTACGTCATCGCGGTGCACCAGCCGGGCGGCCTGTACTCGGCGACGGCGATGCTGTTCGCCAACGCCGACCTGGCAGCGCCCTCCGGTGCTGCCGGGCTGGTCTTCCCGCAGAGCCAGGGCACCCCCGGGGCCGCGCACTGGAACGGCCAGTTCTACAACGGCTCCTACGCGGTGAACCCGCCGAACTCGGACTTCAACGCCACCTGGTACGGGGTGGACGCCAAGCTGTATGACACCACCCTGGTCGGCGCGAACACCGACCTGATCTGGGACGGCACCGGCTGGAACACCCAGCAGGCGTACCCGATCGGCGGCGGTCTGCTCTACGTCGCCGACGGCGAGCTGCGGTTCCGCGGCGGCAGCGGCACCGAGACCGTCATCGCACCGGCCTGACCGCTTCCCGCCTGCCGCGGATCGGCGTAGCCTCCGCCACAGGAATCGTCCACTGGTCTAGGCACCGGTGACAGGACTGTGCTACGCGCGTCCGCACCGGAACGAGGAGACCATCGTGGACATCGAGATCCCCGAATCCTTCGCCGACCTCAGTGACGAGCAGCTGGCCGAACTGCACCAGCAGGTGCGCCAGGCGCTGTCCGAGCTGGTCAACGCGGAGAACCCCACCATCCCCCAGGTCGAGGAAGCCGAAGCACTCGCGGTGCAGCTCGACCGGGTCGAGAACGAAGTCACCAGCCGCGGCGCCGCAGCCGCCGCCCTGAACAGCCGGGTGGGCAGACTGCGCGACCGGTTCAGCAACACCCCGGTCCGCGGGTCCAACCCGAACGACGACACCAACAACGACGAGGAGCAGGAAGGCGAGCCGTCCAACGACGTCGAAGAGGCCAAGCCCGGCTCGGCCAAGAGCGTCGCCGCGTCGACCGAGCCGCAGCCCGACCCGCCGCCCGAGCCGCCGCCGGCACCCGAGCAGCGCCGCAAGTTCTCCGTCGACATCCATGTACCCCGGCCCGAGGTGCCGACAAACCAGCCGCGGGTGGCGATCACCGCGGCCGCCGACGTGCCCGAGTTCGCCACCGGCTCCGACATCCCCGACCTGCGCGGGGTCACCAAGGCGCTCATCAACCGGATGAAGAACTTCCGGCCGCCCAACGGCGACGGGATGTCGGAGGATCTGCGCCACTACGGCGTGGCCAGCTTCCGGGTGGACTACCCCGAAGACCTCACCATCGACGTGGCCGACACCGACCGGGCGCTGGAGATCCTGCGGCACGCCGGCGATGAGAGCCGGCTGCCCGGCAAGTCGCTGACCGCCTCCGGCGGCTGGTGCGCGCCGAGCGAGGTCATGTACGGCTTCTGCTCCGGCGAGACGCTGGAGGGCATCCTGTCCATTCCCGAGGTGAACGTCACCCGCGGTGGTATCAAGTTCACCTCCGGGCCGGACTTCTCCTCGATCTACTCCAACGTCGGCTTCTGCCAGACCGAGGCGCAGGCGATCTCCGGCACCGCCAAGACCTGCTACGAGGTGCCCTGCCCGAACTTCACCGACATCCGCCTCGACGCCTGCGGGCTGTGCATCAAGGCGCCGATCCTCACCAACGCCGCCTACCCGGAGCTGGTGCAACGCTGGGTCACCGGCGGCATGATCGCCCACCAGCACAAGATGAACGCCAAGGTGCTCAACGCGATGGTGACGGCGGCCGGTGCCGCGCTCGCGCCGACCGACCTGACCTCCACCGCGCAGAACACCCTCGGCTACCTGGAGCTGATCGCCGACGGCGTCCGCGACAACTACCGCTTCGGCATCACCTCCACGATGGAGGTGGTCGTGCCGTTCTGGGTCAAGGGCGCGATCCGCTCCGACCTGGCGATCCGGATGGGTCGCGACACTGCGGCCGTCACCGACGCCGACATCGCGGCCGAGTTCGCCAACCGGCACCTGAACGTGTCCTTCGTCTACGACTGGCAGGACCTGACGCTGGGTGCGCTGCACTACCCGACCACGTTCACCGCGCTGGTCTACCCGGCCGGCACGTTCGTCAAGGGCACCGCCGACGTCATCAACCTCAACGCGGTCTACGACGCGGCGTCGCTGGTGACCAACATCTACACGGCGCTGTTCTACGAGCAGGGCATCCTGATCGCGCAGATGTGCTACAAGGCGTTCGCGGTCACCGTCCCGGTCTGCTCCTCCGGCCACACCGGCACGGCGAACGTCGCCGCCTGCATGACCTCCTGATGAGATTCCGGCCCGGTTGCTTAGTCCACTAAGCGGCCGGGCCAGCCGGTCCGTCAGAGAGGAAGGTGACCGGTGACGACGATCCTGCAGATCCGCTACCCCGCCGCACCGACGGCGGTCCGACCGTCGGGCACCCTGCTCGACGCCGCGTCGGTCACCGACCGCGGCCCGCACGACTTCATGCCGCCGGACGCGACCGGCGTGTTCCAGACCTTCAACTGCCTGTCGCTGGGCACCAACGCGCAGATGCCCTGCCCGCCGGTGCAGCTGGCAGCCCCGGTGGTGTCCGGGGCTGCGGCCTCGGCTGGCGGCTCGCTGGCGGTCGGCGCGTTCCGCTACGTGGTCACCGCGGTCAACGGCCGCGGCGAGACGGTCGCCTCCAACGAGGTGACCGGCACCACCGCCACCACCAACCTGACCCTGACCCCGACCTGGGCCGCGATCTCCGGCGCGACCAGCTACAACGTCTACCGCACCGCGATCGGCGGCGCGGCCGGTTCGGAGACATTCCTGGCCACCACCGCGGGCACCAACTACGTCGACAACGGCGGGGTCGCACCCGGCACCAAGAAGCCGCCGACCGCCAACTCGGCGACCGTGTCGGTGCAGAAGACCTTCTCGGCGCCGGTGTACCAGAACGGCATCCTGTTCGGGGTGTACGGCGGGGTCACCTGCAAGGCGCCCGGCTTCTCCTTCGAGCAGGCTCGCCCGGACATCACCGCGGCCTATGAGGCGAAGGAGACCGTCGGCGTCGAGGCGGCGCTGATGGCGCAGAGCTTCGCCACCTCCAGCTGCCCCGACCTGACGCCGACCGGTGGCGCGGTGGAGCCCGAGGTGGGGCTCGGCATCCTGGAGGGCGATGCCGCGGTGCACTACGCGGGCATCCCCACCATCCACTCGCCGCGCAGCATCACCACCCTGCTGTTCGCCCGCTTCGCCATGCAGGCGATAGCCGGCAAGTTCTACTCCTGGCAGGGCGCGAAGGTTGCCTCCGGCGGTGGCTACATCGCCGCCAACAAGGGGCCGACCGGCAGCGCGCCGGCGGCTGGCGAGATGTGGATGTACGCCACCGGCGAGGTGGTCGTGGAGCGCGGCCCGCTGCAGCAGGTCGAGTCGATCGACCGGTCCACCAACGACCAGTACGTGCTCCTCGAACGGTTCTACCAGGCAGCATTCGACTGCTACATCAGCGCGGTGAGAGTGAAGGTGACCTGATGGCCGACGACGTCGAAGTCGAGGGCAAGACCTCGGAGATCGCGACGATCCTGCTGGAGGCGGCGGAGAAGCTGGGGCTGGACCCCGGCGTGGTCCGCACCTCCGACGACGGGTTCGTGGTGCCCAAGGACGTGTACAAGAAGGCGGACTGGCCCAAGGGCCAGAAGCCGCCGGTACGCGGCGACGCGGCAGAGGACAAGCCCCAGGACAAGCAGCAGGACAAGCCGGAGGGCTGAGCCATGACCGCACCCGTCGCCCAGTGCTTCTCCCTGATCCGGGGCAAGGTCATGCGGATCACCCGACTCGACGCCTGCGGCCTGCCGGCGCCGGGCGCGGAGTCGCAGGTCACCACCAAGGGGTTCATCTCGGTGGCATTGACCGCGCAGACCGACACCGGCACCGCCATCGACGTGACCAACGCCAACGGCGACCGGTGCGTGCACGACGTACCGGCGGTGAAGTTCCTCGGCTACAACGTGGTCATCACGCTGTGCGAGGTGGACCCGACGATGGTGAACCTGACCACCAACCAGAAGGTGGTCGCCGACAACAACGGCAACCCGGTCGGCTTCCGGATGAACTCCCAGGTCGCGCAGGACGGCTACGGCTACGCCATCGAGATGTGGTCCGACGTGCCCGGCGCGGTGTGCTCCACCGGCGGCGGCGGCAAGCAGTACGGCTACACCCTGCTGCCGTTCGTGCAGGGCGGCTACTTCGGCGACTTCACGATCGAGAACGCGGCGCTGTCCACCACCATCACCGGCGCCACCACCAAGGACGGCAACGGCTGGGGGGCGGGGCCATACGACGTGGTCACCGGCACCTCCGGCGCCGGGCCGCTGCTGGACCCGCTGGACCCGGACGACCACCTGAACCTGCAGCTGACCGACGTGCCGCCGCCGACCCCGACCTGTGGTGCTGGTCCGCTCGGGACCGCCGCGACCGGTGCGACCGCGGGCACTCCCGGCACCTACACGCCGGCGAACAGCTACGGCCCGCAGACCCTGGCCGACGCGACCAGCCTCACCGCCAGCCCGACCACCGCGTGGACCACCGGGGAGTACGTGGTGCTCGGCGACGGTTCCGACGCGCACTGGACCGGTACCGCCTGGGCTGCCGGGATGGCACCGTAAGACAGGGAGAGTCCGGGTCGAGGGAGGCGACGCACGATGACCACACCCGCGTTGCCCGACCTGTGCTGGCCGGTTGACACCAGCTGCTACCCGAACTACGCCGACCTCGACCCCACAGTGCAGGCACGGGCGGAGGCGCTGGCAGTAACGACGCTGCGCCGCTTGTCGGGTTACCGGGTGGGGGGCTGCCCGGTAACGGTCCGCCCGTGCCGAAAAGGCTGCGCCGACGGCTGCCTGCCCTACCCGGGCTGGTACGCCTGGTACGCCTGGTACGGCGCCAGCTTCTGGCCCTCGATCGACACGATGGGCAACTGGATCAACTGCGGCTGCGGCTGCGGCTACGCCGACTGCAGCTGCGACACCGTGATCGAGGTGGAGCTGCCGCCGCCGGTCGGCCGGGTCGACGAGGTCAGCCTGGACGGCGTGGTGCTCGACGCCGACTCCTACCGGGTGGACAACGGCAACAAGCTGGTCTACCTCGGCACCGGCGACGGCTGGCCGCGCTGCCAGGACATGACCGCCGCGGTCACCGCGGACAACACCTTCGCGGTCACCTACCTCAACGGCTACCCGCCGGACGGCCTCGCCGCCGCGGCCGCCGGGACACTGGCCGCCGAGTACGCCGCCGCCTGCGTCGGCGACGTCTGTCGGTTGCCGGTCGGGGTGACCGCGATAGTTCGGCAGGGCGTCAGCTACACCGTCGCGCCCGGCGCGTTCCCGGGCGGCGTCACTGGCATCGCCGACGTCGACGCCTGGATCATGCTGTGGAACCCGAACGGGCTGAAGCGGGCGCCGCAGGTGTGGTGGCCGGGCCGGCAGCTGCCGCGGGTGCAGACCCTGTGACGACGACGACGCCGCTGGGCAGCACCCTGGTGTTCGACCGGCTGGTGGACCTGGCGGCGTGCCTGTGCCAGCAGGTGGACGACCTGGGGCTGCCGTCGCTGTGCCGGTGCGGGGTGGTGCCGGGCGACGCGGTGGTGCTGGACCTGGAGCTGTGCACCGGCAACGGTGGTAAGTGCGGGCAGGGCTGGGTGCGGCTGAACCGCGCCTACGACGCCAGCGCGCTCGGGGTTCCCAACATCGTGCCGCGGGCGTGCGGGCCGATGTTCGCGATGGAGGTCGAGGTGGGCATCGCCCGGTGCGGGCCGGTGCCGGACTCGCGCGGCCGGGCGCCGTCGGTGGATGACATGCTGGCCGCGGCGCAGCTGCAGATGCTGGACATGCAGGCGATCCGGCTGGCGTCGGTGTGCTGCTTCGACGACCTCGCGCTGCTCGGCGACTACCTGCCGGTCAACGGCGCGGGTGCCGTCGTCGGCGGCTCGGCGCTGTGCACCGGGTGGGTGCTGTGACGATCCGGGTGCAGGTGTACGACTCGCGGATCCAGGAGCTGTTCGAGCCGGGCGGCAGCGTGCACCGCTGGACCCGCGACCTGGCGATCCGGGTGATGGACCGCTCGATGCGGGAATGCCCGAGGCGGACCTCGTTCCTGGCTTTCTCGCACGACTTCTCGGTCGGCACCAACCACTTCGGCACCGCCGGCTACGTGAAGAACCACGCCGCCTACGCGGCCTATGTGCACGAAGGCACCCCCGAGGAAATCTGGCCGCACGGGAAGTACCTCGTGGTGCGCCCGCACCCGCACTCGCACTACCTGCGGTACACCAGCCGGCGCTCGGTCGCCGGTCAGCACGGCAACCCGTGGATGGAGCGCGCCCTGGTGCGGGAGATGGATTCGCTGCACTAGCTGCGGTAGCGTCCTTTCTGACCCAGACCTGGGAAAGAAACGGAGCGGGTAATGAAGGAGTTCGCCACCGCGGCCCGAGCCGCCACGGATGAAGAGTCCGAGAGGTTCATCGAGTTCTCCCTCGACGGCGAGGTGTACCGGTCGCTGGAACCCACCCCCGGCCAGACGGTGATGATTATGTCGGCGTTCGCCGAGTACACCACCATCACCGAACGGGTCGCCGGCACCATCGACTACTTCTTCGGGATGCTGGACCCCGAGTCCGCCGCCGTGCTGCAACGGCGGCTGCTGGCCCGCGACGACCCGTTCGAGCTGGCCCAGGTCACCGAGATCCTCAGCTACCTGATGGAGGAATGGACCGGCCGCCCTTTCACACCGCCATCCGACTCCTCGCCCTCGCACGCGAACGGTGGGCGGAAATCGACGGCGAGTGCGCGGCGGTCGGAGTCGATCCGTTCGGTCTCCGGGTCGATCGGTTCTGCAACCTGATCTACGCCTGGATGGTGAAACGAGTGGAGGACCGGGAGCGTTTCGACGCGCTGCTCGTCGACGAGGAGGGCAACCCTGAGCACTTCACCGAGGAGCAGGAGGGCGAGTCGTTCATGGCCGCGTTCAGCTCCGCGCCGCCCGGCGCCCGAGTCGGCGCTTAGTCCACTAGGCAGGTGAGGACATGACCCTTCCGCGCGGCCCCCGGGTGGGCGAGGCGTACGTCGAGATCCGCACCAACTTCGCCAGCAGCAAGAAGGACATCGAGGCGCAGCTCGCGGCCGAGGCCGAGGCGATGGAGAAGGCGGGCCAGCAGGGCGCCACCCGGTACAACAAGGGCTTCAAGGATGAGCTGGAGAAGAACGCCGGGCTCGGCGAGGCCATCGTCAACGCCGTCGAACGGGACAAGGGCAAGATCAGCGCGGCCGGTTCGCTGCTCGGCGACGACCTCGGCAGTGCGCTGCGGGACCGGCTGAACAAGCAGATGACCGGTGAGTCACCGGAGTTCATCGACGCGCTGGCCCGCAACCTGGAAACCAACCTGGACGAGATGGCCAAGCGCGGCGCGCTCAGCTTCACCCAGCTCGACGACGGCACCCGGCAGTTCACCGCCGACCTGCGCGGCCCGCTGCTGAACGCGGAGAAGGCGGCCCGGGCCGAGATGGAGAAGATGGCCGCCGAGCTGGAGAAGATGAACTCGTTCATGCACGGCCCGGACCTGCCGAAGTGGGCCGAGGGGGTCTCCAGCGCGGCCAGGGCGCTGGACGCGCTGAACAAGGAGTTCATCGGGCCGCAGCTGCCCGAGTGGACGATGGGCGCCAACAACGCCGAGAAGGCGCTGCACGCGCTGCACAACACCTACAACGAGCTGAAGGCGAAGCTGGACAAGGACAACAAGAGCGCGGACTCGGACAACAGAACCGGCACGCTGGGCAGCGTCGTGAAGTGGAGCAAGGACGCGGCCACCGGGATCGACAAGTTCGCCACCTCGATCGGCAAGGCGTTCGGTGCCGGCAGCCGGAACAACTTCTTCAACATCATCGGCTCCTCGATCGGCAACCTGGTCGGCCTGACCGGCCTGCTACCCAAGGCCGCCGAGGGCGTCGCCGGCCTGGCGTCGAAGATGGGCGATGCCTCCGACGAGGCGTCGAACATGACCAGCTCCGTCAGCGGGATCCTGCCGAAACTGGCGCAGCTGGGCGGCACCGGCATCGGCGGCATCATCGGGGTCTCGGTCCTGATCGAGGGCCTGATAATTCTCGTCGGCCCGCTGGTGTCACTGGTCTGGGGGCTGGTCGGGGCGCTGGTGGCACTGACCGGCGCGGTCGCGACCGGCCTGATCGGCGCGCTGGCCGGGATCGCGCCGCTGCTGCTCGCCGCCGCCGCCGGCTTCGGGGTGCTGTTCCTCGCGATCTCCGGACAGTCACAGGCGTCCAAGACCGCGCAGTCGAACCTGAACACCATCAACAAGCAGGTCGCCACCTACCAGAAGGCGGTCGCCGCGGCCAAGCCGGGCACCACCGCCTACAAGAACGCGGTCGACAACCTAAACACCTCGCTCGCCGCGCAGCACAAGGCGCAGGCGACGGTCAACTCCGACCTGGCCACCCTGGCCAAACCGCTCACCAACTTCGTCACCCAGGCCCGCACCGTCGCCCAGCAGCACCTGTTCGCCAACGCCAAGCAGGACGCCAAGGACTTCTCGACGGCGTTCGGGCCGCTGCTCGGCCTGGTCGCCGGTATCGCCGACGCGATCGGCAAGGTGGTCGACGGGTTCGCCAAGGCCAGCAAGGACCCCGACTTCCTCAACTTCATCAAACTGCTCGGCAAGGACCTGCCCGCGATGATCGTCAGCCTGGGCGATTCGGCGGTGAAGTTCGGCGACGGCTTCGGCCAGGTGTTCCAGGCGATGCTGCCGTACGGGCAGAAGCTGGCCGGTGCGATCGACACCATCGCGACCAAGTTCAGCAACTGGGCCGACTCGGCCAAGGGGCAGAGCGCGATCCACAACTTCCTGTCCACCGCGTGGCAGGACGCGAAGAAGCTGTGGGACATCATCGTCAACCTGGGCAAGGTCATCGGCGATGTGTTCTTCAATCCCGCCGCGGTCAAGACCGGCGGCGGTTTCCTGGACTCGATCAACTCCTCGCTGGCCAACCTCGACAAGTACCTGAAGTCACCGCAGGGCCGGGAGGCGCTGACCAAGTGGTTCGGTGAGGCCAAGCAGGTCATCCACGACCTCGGCCCGATCCTGAAAGACATCGTCGCGCTGTTCGACTACCTGGACTCACCGCAGTCCCGCAAGAACCTGCAGACGTTCTTCACCATCCTCAACGGCGGCCTGAAGATCCTGCCCACCGCGCTCCAGGTGGCCACCACCCCGGCCCGGGTTCTGTTCGGCATCATCCGGGCCTTCCCGGGGGTGGTCGGCGGGTTGAAGAAGGCGTTCGACGACGTCGACAAGGCGTTCATGGGATTCGCCCACTACTTCGACGTGAACTACCTGGCGAAGGTGATCGAGGGCTGGGGCAAGGACATCCTGCACTGGATCGAGTGGCCGTTCGTCACCGCGTATGACTTCCTGCTCGGCCACTCGCTGATCCCCGACCTGGTGAACGGGATCGTGAGCTGGTTCGGCGGGCTGCCCGGCAAGATCGCCCACGCGCTGGCCGGCGTGCCGGGCGCGGTAGCCGGCCCGCTCATCAGCGCCGCGGGCACTGCCTACACCTGGGCGAACCGAATCTGGAACGACATCCTCAACTGGGTCAGCCGCATCCCCGGTGACATTGCTCGGGCGATGTCCGGGGTGCCCGGCACGGTCGGCAACGCACTGGCCGCTGCCGCCGGCGCCGCCTACACCTGGGCCAACCGGATCTGGAACGACATCCTGACCTGGGTCGGCAGGATCCCCGGTGACGTCGCTAGGGCGCTCGGCGGCATCCCCGGTGCGGTCGGCGGTGCGCTGGCCAGCGCCGCGGGCGCCGCCCTGTCCGGTGCGCAGCGGATCGCCGGCGACATCAGCGGTGCGTTCGGTGGCGTGGTTAGCGGCGTCAGCAGCGCCTTCGAGGGCATCTGGTCCTCCATCACCGGCTGGCTCGGCAACGCCTACCAGGCGGTCAGCTACTGGGTGGGGCAGATTCTCGGTGCGCTGAACAGGCTGCCCGGCGCCGGGATCGCGAAGTCCATCCTGCATGCCGTCGGCATCCCGGGCACGGCGACCGGCGGGTTGTTCCTCGGTCCGCAGGTGCGGCTGCTCGGCGAGGCGGGCCCGGAGGCGGTGGTGCCGCTGGACCAGCCGCTGTCGATGGTGGACCCGGCGGTGCGGGCACTGTCCGCGCTGGCGCAGGGCAAGGCGTTGCCGGAGAACGTGAGCGCACTGCCGGCCCAGTTCTCCGGCGGCACGTACGTGGCCAAGCAGTTGAACGTGGCCAAGATCGAGGTGACCACGCCGGTCAACGACACCGTCGTCGTTGCGCAGCAGGTGCTGAACCGGCTGGTGTCGGCGGGCTACAGCTGAGCCGGCTTAGTCCACTAAGCGGAGGGAGAGGCGATGTACGACGGGTTCTTTCAGTACGACGACACCGAGATCCTGAACACCCAGCGCACCGTCGCCTACGCCAAGCACATGGGCGCCGGGTGGGTGAAGAACCCGGAGCGCTCCGACGTCGCCGACATCGCCCCGCTGCTGGGTGACGACCCCTACGACACGCCGCTGCAGGACACCCCGCCGTGGTTCGACCCGGACGACCCGGACACCTGGCACTTCTACGGGCTACTGCCGATCGAGATCACCGGGCTGGACGACTCCACCAGGACCGCCGCGATCACCGAGGGCACCTCCGACGGCGGCACCGTCGGGCGGATCCGCAACCAGACCCGCAGCGCGGTGTTCCACGTCCTGCTGCTGGGCGACTCCGACGCGGCGTGCAACGCCGGCTTCGAGTGGCTGAAGTACGCGCTGCTCGGCCAGTGCGGCTCGACCTCCGCGGCCACCAACTGCGGCGGCGCGGAGCTGGAGTTCCTGTCGGCGCTGCCCGACGTCGACCCGGCCGACCCGAACTACCCGGCCGGCTGCATCCCCGACTACTGGCGCTGCCTGTACAAGACCACCTTCGTCGACGGTCCGCACATCCTGTCCAAGCACTCCATCTCCGCCGGCAGCGGGGCGTACTGGGAGGTCGAGTTCACCTCCAGCTCCGGCGCGCCCGCGGTGTTCGGCATCGAGCAGCCGGTGATGGCGGGCATGTTCAAGACCGGTTCCACCGCCCAGGTCGCCGACCGCACCAACCTGTGCACCAACCCGAACTTCCAGACCGGCATCACCGGCTGGCAGTCCACCGGCACCCCCGGGACCTCGATCGCGCAGGCCATCGGCGGGGTCAGCTCCGGCGGCTCGAACGTCCTCTACGACCGCTACGGCAACCCCGTCATCCTGCCGGACCCGACCCGGTCCATGCAGTGCGTGTGGCAGCGGTCCCCGAACCTGGTCACCGGCGACTCAGCCACCTTCGAGGGTGGCACCGTCGGCGGCTGGACCGGCGCCGCGGTCACCGGCACCGCGCCCACCCTCACCAACTCGACGCTGCATCCACAGTCCGCTGGCACGAAATGCCTGCAGGTGGCGTGGGCGAACGCGACCGGCCCGACCGCGAACCTGACCGTCACCGGCCTGGTCGTCGGCAACAGCTACGTCGCGTCGGTCTGGGTGTTCGTGCCCGCCGGGTCACCCGACGTGCGGCTCGGCATCAGCGGCATGACACCGGGCTCCGCGACCTCGGTGAAGAACATCTACACCCGCATCCAGGTGGGCTTCACCGCGACCGCCACCAGCCACCAGCTGCAGCTGTCCACCACGGTCGCGACCTCACCGGGGCTGCTGGCGTTCCTGGACAACACCGACGTGTCGCTCGCCCCGCTGCTGCCCGGCGTGTACTTCAACCTGCCCACCATCATCGGGCACACCTACACCGTGACGGGGCGGGTGAAGGTCCCGTCGGGGTCACTGCCGGTGCAATGGATCGCGCTCCAGCACGGCCTGTTCGCCAGCAACGGCGTCTTCTCCACCCTGTACGACGTGTGGGACACCATCTACCTGACCTTCACCGCGATCGGCACCAACCACTGGATAGAGCTGTCCTACGGCAGCGCGGTCGCGCTTGGCGGCGAGACGGTGTACCTCGACAACGTCCTGATCGAGGACTCCTCCGTCGGGGGGACCTACTTCGACGGCTCGTCCTCCTCGTGCCGCTGGCTGGGTGCGGTGAACGGCTCCCAGTCCCAGCACCTGGTGACGGTGTCGACCGCGCCGATCAACCCGGCCGGCGGCAGGTTCGACGACCACGGCTCGCAGCTGACCGACGTGCCGTGCCCGGTGCCGACGTTCACCCCGATCAACGACCCGACCTGCATCACCGTGGTGCCGCCGCCGCCGGCGCCGGTGGTGGCCGCCGCCTGCTTCGCACCGCCGAAGAGCTGGATCCGCTACGCCGCGGAGATCCCGGCGAACCTGGTGCCGGCCTGGCGGCACGTCGTACCGGTGATAACACTGACCGCCCAGGGCGAGTCGCGCTGGGTGCGGCTGCGGTTCTTCGCCGACACCGACAACGACTTCGACGTGGGTGGGATGGACCCGTGCGCGTTCATCGGCGAGTTCCTGGTGACCTACCTGCCGGACCAGGCGGTGCTCACCATCGACGGCGCCCGGCAGACGGTGCGGATCGTGACCGGCGCGATCGACCGCAACGCCAGCCAGCTGGTGTTCTCCTCCAGCGGCGGACCGTTCAGCTGGCCGGAGATGTCCTGCGGCTACAGCTACATCATGACGATCGACTGCCCACCGGCCGTGCACGCGCCCGCGGTCGACCTGACCGTGCTGACTAAAGCGGCTTAGTCCACTAAGCAGGCGACCGATGGCGACCGCGCACTTCTACTACACCGGCGGCTGGCAGGTGTGGAGCCTGCCGGCCGGCGTGACGCAGGTGTTCCTCACCATCTCCGGCGGTGCCAGCAACGGCGTCCGCGGCGGCGGGTGCTCGGGCATGGTCTCCCTCGCCAAGGGCAGCAAGCTCTACGTCATGGTCGCCGGCGGCGGCGGCGCGCCGTCCGGGTCGACCGGTGGCCGTGGCGGGGTGCCGCAGGGCGGCGCCGGTGGCAACGGCTCGGCCGGCTACTCCGGCGGCTGGGGCGGTGCCGGCTACTCCGCGGTCCGGTTGAACGCCTCCAGCGGCACCCTGCTCGGGCTGGCCGGTGGCGCCGGTGGCACCGCGGGCAAGGTGGGCACCACGGCTGCCGCGCTCGGCGGCATGGGCGGCACCTCGACCAGCGGTCAGGACGGCGCTCCGCAGCCGCTGTTCGGCGGCAAGGGCGCCACCTCGACCAAGGGCGGTGACGGCGGCGCCGGGACGCAGGGCACCGGGCTGGTGGGCGGCGACGGCATCCAGGGTTACGGCGGCGCGGGCGGGCGTGTGCCGTCCGGTTTCAGCGGTCCCGGCGGCGGTGGTGGGGGCGCCGGGCAGTGGGGTGGTGGCGGCGGCGTCGGTGGTGTGAACGGTGTGCAGACCGCCGGCGGCGGTGGTGGTGGCATCAACTACCGCGGCTCGATGACCGGCGGCACGGACGGGCAGGGCACCGGCGGCACCGGGGCGGGCGGTGTGCAGCTGGACTGGGATGACCCGGCGACGCCGAACCGGCCGCCGCTGGCACCGCTGCTCGCGAACTGCAAGCCGGCCAACGGCTCGCGCACCCTGGCCACCGACTCGGTGGTGCTGCAGGCGTACCCGTCGGACCCGGACGGCGGCCCGGTGCGGGCCATGTTCCGGATCTCCACCGACAAGGCGTTCAGCTATCACACCGATGTCTACGGCGCCTATGTGCTGTCCAACCAGCCGTCCACCGTCCGGTACGCGGTGATACCGGACCGGTTGTACTGGGTGCGGGCCTACAGCCAGGACTCGCACGGGCTCTTCTCCACCAGCTACACGCTGTACTCCTTCTACTCCGACTTCACCCCGCTGACGCCGGGGCTGTACGCACCGGCCGATGGTGCGGTTCTCAACCCGACCGTGGTCAACACGCTGTCCTGGGTGTTCAAGGATCCGGACGGCAGCCACGACGCGCAGAACGGCGCGTTCGTCGACTACCGCCGGGTCGGCACCAGTAGCTGGGTCAGTCAGCAGATCGCCGGCACCGCCAACAACTGGGCCGCGCCGGCGAACATCTTCCTGGTCGGCACCTCCTCCCAGTGGCGGGTCCGCACCTT